GCTTACCGGTCCAATCGTAATCTGCACCGCTCGCCAAATACTCTACCATTGGAATAATCTCTACTGCGTTAGGCATGTTAGGATTAGGAACTAATACTGCATTAAACATCTTAAGAATATCTCTTAAGAAATCTACTTGCTTTTGCTCAGGTGCGTTGCTAGATATGTTAATAGGTTGCGCCAGTAGTTCTCCTGTTACATTTGAAATCTTAAAATTAGAATCGGTGTTTACATCTAATGTAAGCTGGCTACCTGTATGGCCATAAATATAAAGTCTAAACTCATCTCCTACTAAAACTGAAATATATTTGTTACATACAGCGTGAATTAAGTCAGTAGAGAATACATCATAAAAACCTGTAGCTTGATCAAAGCCATACGTTACATTGGTTAAGCCTTGCCCAAAATACATGGGGAAAACTGTTTCTACTCCTGCTCTTGTACGTACTAAATTTATATCATAAGTGCTAACATCACTTGTGTTTACGGGAAGCTGAATATACAAATCAGCAGTGAATGTAATATCGATATTGATTTGCGCTGTATAAACACTTGAAGCAAAGCTGTTAGATGGATCTAAAGTCTCTACCCATCCTGTAAGCTGCTTTCGGTATAAGCTTGTGTTAGCTATTTGGTCAAGAGTAAAAGTCTGATCTGCTGTATAGTTAGCATTAAACTTAGCCTCATCTGATGCAATATTTCCAATCGTTAAAGGATTAGTGATGTAAGGAATATAAATCTCTTCTAACTCACTATTCACAGTATCTCCGCTATACACAAAGCCTGCCTCTGTGATTATCTTATTGAGTAGCCACTTTGCCTGCAGAGCTAAGGTAAGCTCACCGGTATAGATAGGATTAACTGAGCTGAATACTCTTCGGCTTGTTACTGTGCTATCCTCACTCCAATTCTGCCCCTTATCAGTTAGCGTATAGCATAATGCAAGATCTAATAAGCTACCATCATTAATTAGGTTTACATTCTCATAGCTATTCTCGTGGGCTAAATCAGTATAGTCTAATTCTTTGAGCAGCTTATCTCCAATGCTGCGAGCTAAGTCTACCGTCTCACCAAAGAAAGCTATTAAGAATTCGTGCATCTTACCCTGCTGAGTAATGGCCTGCTTAAATTGTATGTGCCCCTCAGCTATAGGTAAGGTATCTACTGATATAGTAGCATCTATTTTGCGTAATAGATTAATCTGAGTAGTATCATCATTAAGCAGATTGACGTTATATTGCTGCCCAAAGAAATCTACGTTAGCTTTAGTAGCCGGTATTCTAAACTCTCTTGAGAAAGCTCCCCTGGTTGTAAACTCAGATATGCTATTGAAGTTAGATGAGTAGCTGATGCTCTCATTCTCGTATAGATCTACTACTGTTTGAGCGCCATTATCGGCAGTTACTACTAAGATTACTGATGGCCTCATGCTGTATAGTCGTTACTGAATTTAATAGTTAATTCTAAGTCTGTTTTTCTAAAGCTTCGTGTTCTAATAGCTGTGTAGTTATTGCTATCAATTACTACGGGAGTAGCTTGGCCATCTGCGTTAATGATGTAAACTGATTCGCTGTAGATTAGATTCTTTAAGTATTCAAATCCTCCCTCTGTTAAGAAGTCAGTGCGTATGCGTAGCATCTTTTCTACAAATGGGCTGCGCTCTGTTAGGCCTCTATCATAAGTGTTAAATCCAAATGCTTCCCCTGCATCTGCAGTAGCGTAATTGCCTACTACCTTCCTGTAGCGCTTGCGCTCCACTGAGTAACTTTCCTCACTACGTTTAGTAAAATTAAAATAGTCCCATCCACCTCGGCTATTAGTCCATCCTAATCTAACCTTATCGAATCTACATTCATCATCTGCCTTGAATACTGCTATAGATCGTGCACATGCTGCAGCTCCGCTATCAAAAAAGTTAATTAGGTAGTGATGCCACCCTCCAGCTAATCCAAAAATACTACTGATGTTACCCGGTAAGAGAGGAAGATGGTTAATACTTCCTGCTGCTATTACGCATGCTAAAGTATCGGTCTGAATGGGTGTGCCTGCAATATCAAATTGAATAACCTGTATGTTATCTATTATGTTATTCGTTAATTTAGTGCCATCATCTGCAGGAATAGTAAGCACTCCGTAATCATCATCAAAGCCTGTTATTCCTATACTCTTAATACCTAAGCTATACGATTGTAATATATCATCTAAGGCAAATGTATTGCGTTTTAAATCAGTCATGATATAACTATTTCCATCTATTAAGGAAAAGTAAACCTCAGGATCAGGATTAAAGCCATCACTAATCTGAAATGCTGCATTGATTAATGAAAGATTAGTTAATGGGTAAGCCGTAGCCTGTACCGTAAATACACCTATCACCTCGTACCCCTCATAAAGAGTAACTTCAACAGTCATGATATTGCGAGCTGTTGAATCATCTTGTACTGTTGTAGATCTAAATAAAGATGGCTCCGCATCTGTGCTGTTTACCCCCAAATCTATAGCAGAGCTAACAACCGGGTTAAGGTCAAATACAAGTGCGCCACTAAGATTAGGCTGCACGTAAAAGGTATTAGTATTACCTCCGTTGCATGTTACCTCTACCACATAGCGAAAGCCAGGCTGCCCTACGTTGGTAGATGTAGCTACCACTATTAGTTTTTGTTTTAGTGCAGTGTATGAATAGGGCTGCTGCTGTATTGTAATTGCCATGATTTAACCTGGTTTAATATTAGTTAGTTTTCTCGTTTGATTTAATATGTAGATGTTCACAGCTTCAGCCATTGCAGCATTTAGTTGTGGCCCGTAGTCAGGTAAGGTCTCAAGATAGGCATCTCTCCAATAATACAGAGGTGCTATACCTTTCTTTTCAATGCTTATAGCCATTGCGTTAGCCACTCTTAATCTTCTATCCTCATCTTTGTTTACTGCGCTCTTAGCGAACTTAGTCATTTTGCCCGTCTCACCCATAGCACGTAGTTTAATCTTCTTTAGATTCATCCAATTAAGGATAGCCTCTACCGGTGGCTTGGCTGCGCTGGCTGCAAAGCGTGTATCTATTCCTTTGTAGTTACTCTCCTTACCTTGTCTACCATACTCTACCCATGCTGCATAAGCAGCAGTAGATCCAAAGCCTATAGATGGCGTAGTGCCGCTAACATCTAAGTTATAGTATAGCGAAGCTGCAAGAGTTCCTGTAGTGTTAGCCTTTCTTTTCTTTCCGTATCTCGTTTGCTGTATCCTGATGTTACTACGCGCGCTCTCAGTAACGGACTCCCCGAAATCTAAGAGCACATCGTATAGAGCTCCCTGTTCAAATAGCTCAGCAAGTATGCTCATGCTGGCTCCTCAATCTCCTCAGTTACTACTTCGTAGCTGCCATACTTTACAGCTTCTTTTTTGTCGAGCGTTTCAATGTAACCGTTCTCAGTTATCATTCTGTATTTTGTTATTGTCATCGTGCAGTTGTTAAGATATTTTCGTAACCGATATAGTCGCAATAAAAACCTCTCGTTGTTAAACCTATTGTTTTTGCCAGTCCTGTTTTCATCAATACATATCTGCTATTTGATGCAAGCGGAATGTTGGTTGTGTGCGTTGCGATGGCTGTGCCATTAACGTAGAATGTAACCGATGTGCCTGCTGCATTTATCTCTATCCTTAACTTATTCCAAGCCGATGCCGTTACTGCTGTGCTTGATGTGGTAAGTGTACGCACTGAGTTGTCTACTGTTAGGCATTGCCAATTAGCACTTGCTACCGTTCCGTTAGCTGTGCCTCCTTCATCGTATGTGATAAATACACCGTTTGTTTCTGAGCTATTACTTATCACACTACCAAAGCCAAAAATCATTCTGTATCTTTCAAGCGCTGTGCTTAATGTATTGATGTTAATTAGTGCCTCGTAATTCCATGCTCCCCCACCAAACCAAAGTTGTGCCGCTCCCGAGCTGCTGCAATAATTGATGTAGTTGGTAGCGGTTGTATTCGTTTGAAAAAATGCAACCCCTTGCTGGTTTGTTCTGTTAGGTATCTGTGCTCCTACAATTAAACCCAATGATCCACCTGATGCAAATGATTGGCCTCCGTCTAAGGTAGCGTTAGTTAAAAAGTCAGTAAAGAAAGATGCCATTCTCTTTCCTTTGTCAATAAACGACAAAGAATTTACAGCGTCAACGGTTGGGAATTTTAGTCCGCTGCCATCTACCGCTAATGAGTTCTGTTTGTTAGCTGTGTTCTCTGCTGTAAATCCAAGTGCTGCCTGCTTACCGTTGAAGGTAGCCCAATCTGCAGCACTTAAAGCTCCTCTATTAGCTGCTGATGCAGTAGGCACATTGAGAGTTATTACGGGAGTAGTTGTACTCGTTGCAACCGTACTGCTTAAGTCTGTTCCCGTTGTGCCTAACGTCAAAGCTGCTACACTTGTTACTGTGCCTGATGTAATTGTAGGAAAGGTAGCTAACGAGCCATCACCTCTAAGATATTGCAAAGTAGTGCCAGATGGTGTATTAAATTTACCATTGAAAATTAACCAATCACTTGAAAGCAAATATCCGTTAGTTGTGCCATCTGCAGCACTCATAGATAGGTTAGGTGTAGCTCCTCCTGTAGATGATATAGGCAAGGTAGCAGTAACACTTGTAACAGTGCCACCCGATGAAGGTGCTGAGTTAGTAACTGTGAAGTTAGGATATGTACCCGTAACTCCTATACCCGTTCCTGCTGTTAAAGCCACTACCTGATCGGGAGCGGAGTTAGTAACCGTTATGCTGCCACTACTTGTAATAGGTCCACCGCTTACGCTGATGCCTGTGCCTGCTGTTAAGTCTACACTTGTTACTGTGCCTGCGCCTGCTTGAGAGGCATACCATCCTTTTACACCTGATCCATTAGTACCATAGTAGTACGAGTTACCCGGTGCTTCTAAGTCATTATCTAAGCTAACAAATACCCCGTTCTGCTCTAAGCTTTCAATAAATTGCAGTGATCCAAAGCCGCTGCTATTTGAGTTAGTAGGTGTGTTATAGTTCCAACTTGCAGGGATAGAGCATGCGCTCCAATCGTAATCCATGCTTAGCTCTATTATCCCTGTTACTCCTGTTAGTGTATGAGTGTACTGCTCCACAAATGGCTCAGAGTTTACCGGGCGAGTAAGCAGCACATCATCACCGAACATCTGCCCTAAGTGAATCTCGTTAATTAAATCTTGAAAGATAAGTGAGCAGTCGGTAATTGATTCTGCCTGATAGCCCGTCTTATCTTCTTTGTCTCTTGGCAGATCAGATATGAATATCTCAAAACTGAAAGCTCTTGTGCCTGGCGAATAGTTAATAGCTCGTGGCTTAACGTGCATCCATGGCCACTCTGCCTCTTTCTCTAAATCTGCTTGGCTAATCTCACCATGCGTAAACCTTCTCAGTTGGAAGTGCCCATCACTGAACTGCCTAAATCTATCTACTATGACATTGTACGTGTAATTAATTGTGCTCATATCTTATAGTGGAATTTAAGTAAGCTTTTGTTGTAGGCTATTAGCATAGTCCATGGCATAGGTCAAATGGGTGAAGATGGTAGTAGCTCGTGTGTTAGTTATGGCATCGAACTTAGTTACATCTCTCTCTGCCATCTCCTCTATGACGTGCCACCATTGGTACACTGATGCTAATGTTTCACCTCTTCGGCTAACTGAGTTATCTCCTTCTTCAGCTTCTCCAGCTCCTTCTCTAAATATTCGGGTGTATTGCTCACTAAATCGTTTCTGAGTATCGAAAAAAAAAGCAGCGCAGCATTAACATTGGCTAAGTTTAGCTTACGCATCTGAGGTACATACTTAAGATGTATGGAGCTATCATACTCCTCTATCTTGTACTGCAGATTAATCTCTGCTGTTACCGGTCTGTACAGAATACACAT